CATCTCATGATGAAAATGCAAAATGACGCCACCATGGACAGATGGGTGGCTGACCACCTCACCCCCTCCTAGGGGGTTTTTTCATGTATATTACATACATACCAATGAGGGTTTCAAACAAATGTCCAACAACATCATCAACGCACTCCGCGATACCTACGGTGACAAGATCACTTCTGGTGATGTTCGTGGGTACTGTGCCGCCAACGGCATCTCCTATCCCACTGTGACTAAACGACTTGATCAATATAAAATCTCCCGTGGTAAGTGGGACCTGACTGTGCAAGAAGCCCGTCAACAACTTGAAAAAACCGTCACCGCTCCTGCGGTGGTTCCTCCTATCGAACAAAACCTCATTCCACAGAAAGATGATACTTTCGTCAAGTTTGGTAACTTTAACGATATTCGCAAGATTATTCAGTCCCGTCTTTTCTATCCTGCGTTCATTACGGGTCTTTCGGGTAACGGTAAAACGTTCTCTGTTGAACAGGCTTGCTCTCAACTTGGTCGGGAGTTGATCCGTGTCAACATCACCATCGAAACTGATGAGGATGATCTTATTGGTGGTTTTCGTCTTGTTAATGGTGAAACTGTTTGGCACAACGGACCAGTCATTGAGGCTCTGGAACGCGGAGCTATTCTCCTTCTAGATGAAGTTGATCTTGCATCCAATAAGATCCTGTGTCTTCAGTCGATTCTTGAAGGTAAGGGTGTTTTCCTGAAGAAGATCGGTCGTCACGTTCAACCCAAAGAGGGTTTCAATGTGATTGCGACTGCAAATACCAAGGGTAAGGGTAGTGACGATGGTCGTTTCATCGGGACTAACGTTCTCAACGAAGCTTTCCTTGAACGTTTCCCTGTGACTTTCGAACAGTCCTATCCTTCTCCCAAGATCGAACAGAACATTCTTTCCAAGTTGTGTGACGATCAAATGTTTATTGCACACTTGACTGACTGGGCTGATATCATCCGTCGTACTTTCTATGATGGTGGTATCGAAGAGGTTATCTCCACTCGTCGTTTGGTTCACATCGTCCGTGCATACTCAATCTTCGGTGACAAAGTGAAAGCCATTCAGGTTTGTCTCAATCGTTTTGATGACGAAACCAAGGGTGCATTCATGGATCTCTATGACAAAGTTGACGCGGATGTTGACATCAAGTCCACCGATGAGGTACAATAAGAAATGTAGCTCTATATGATGTGATGACTGACGAAGAGTTTATCATGAACCACGGGGGGTATGACTATACTCCCCTCCGTATTGACAAACAGGAAACACCAGATGGAAATGTTTTCACTATGAAAGCCGATGATGGTATGCGACCATGGGGTCATAGTGACCTTGAATATCTTGTAAACATGAATAAAGAAACAAACCAGAACGGCTTCTGGAAATACCAAGAAGACAAAACACTCAAAGAAATTGAACAATATCTAACAAGTACATATCACCAACACTACACTTCTCAAGAATCCAAAACTCAAACTCTGGATTTGATTGAGAGTATCGGTGATGCCGAACCTTTCACCAGGTCCAACGCAATTAAATATCTCTCACGCTTTGGTAAGAAGGGTGGTAAGTCCAAACTTGACATCCTGAAAGCCATCCACTATTGTATTCTCCTCTACCACTTCTCTGGTCTTCACAATGAGCGCAAAGACACCTATGAAACTTTCTAGTAACACCACCAACATCCTCAAGAACTTCTCCCAGATCAACCAGTCCATCCTGATCAAACAGGGTAACAAACTGAAGACTATCTCTGTGATGAAGAACATCCTGGCTGAAGCTGAGATTGAGGAAGAGTTTGAGAAGGACTTTGCGATCTATGATCTCAACCAGTTCCTGAGTGGTCTCTCCCTGTACGATTCTCCCGATCTTGACTTCGGTGAAAGTTATCTCACCATCCGTGATGGTCGCCGTCGTGCCAAGTATTTCTTTGCAGATCCCGATGTGATCGTTTCTCCTCCTGAGAAAGAGATCTCTCTTCCTACCCGCGATGTGTGTTTCACTGTTGCAACTCAACAGTTGGACAAACTCCTCAAGGCTGCTGCAATCTATCAGGTTCCTGATCTGTCTGCAATCGGTCGCAATGGTAAGGTTGAACTGGTTGTCCGTGACAAGAAGAATGATACTTCTCACGAATTCAGTGAAGAGGTTGGTGAGACCGAAGATGAGTTCATGTTCAACTTCAAGGTTGAGAACATCAAGATCATTCCTGGTACTTATGATGTCGTGATCTCTTCCAAACTCCTTGCAGAGTTTACCAACAAGAACACCGACCTTAAATACTATATTGCTCTGGAGCCTGACTCCACTTATAACTAATGAATCAAGAACTTTTAGTATGGCCTCTATTTTCTACACCAGTTGCTTGTACAATACTAGATGTTGATACCGACGAGGTATTGAAATTTGTTTCTAGCCTTGACTATCAACAATACAGTGAGAAAAATGGATACCATACTAAGGGTATTTCTGTTCTAAATCATCCAGAGTTGAGTTCCTTAAAAAAGGAAATTGACAAAAATATGCAAGACTTTATTACTAAAGTTTTGAAAATAAAAGTACCCGACAACGGTGAATATTATCTCCAGAAGTCTTGGGTAAATTTACATAAATCTGGAGACTTTGCTCAACAACATTTACACAAAAACTCAATGTATAGTTTTGTTTTCTATGTAGATGCAAACGAGAACAGTGGAGATATTTTCTTCGCAAAGACAAACACTATGGGTGGCTGTGGTTTTGATGCATACGACATTGAATTTCATGACCATGATTTATTAAATGCTGATGATTGGTTTGTTACACCACAGCCTGGTATGTTGTTGATGTTTCCATCAAATACCTATCATGGTACTAAAGTTAATACTTCCAACGATGATAGGTATTCTATCGCTGGTAACTATTTTCTTAGAGGTACGATAGGAACAGATTACACTTCTTATTTGACCTTTAACTAAAATGCGACACATTCTCTTTACCCTTAAAGATTGCAATCGTGAGTTGCTAGACGATGAGGAGTTTATCAGAGACACCCTGTATGTTGCGTCACGAAAGTGCAATGCACAACTGTTGGCTATGAACTCTCACAAGTTCCAACCTCAGGGTGTCACTGCCATTGCTATGTTATCTGAAAGTCATATCAGTATTCATACTTGGCCCGAAAAGGGCATGGCTGTATGCGACATCTTTACCTGTGGGGATCACACAGATCCCCAAGTTGGTGTAGACTATATGAAGATGGTTCTGGAATCCCAGGACATCGTTTCAAACGAATTTATTCGTCCACTTGAGTGATTTTTAATGTCTCGTAATGATTTTCTTTGGGTCGAAAAGTATCGTCCCAAAACCATTGAAGATTGTATTCTCCCTGCATCGATTAAGAAAACCTTTCAAGAGTTTCTTGATGCAGGAGAACTTCCCAATCTACTTCTTTCGGGTCCTGCTGGTGTTGGTAAAACTACAGTTGCACGGGCTCTTTGTGAACAACTTGGATGTGATTACATTGTAATTAATGGATCAGATGAAGGACGCTTTCTTGACACGGTACGGAACCAAGCCAAAAACTTTGCATCGACCGTCTCACTTTCTTCGAGCGCTAAACACAAAGTCATCATTATTGATGAGGCTGACAACACAACCCACGATGTTCAACTCCTACTACGGGCGAACATTGAGGCGTTTTATGGTAACTGTCGGTTTGTTTTCACCTGTAACTACAAAAACAAGATCATCGAACCTCTGCACTCCCGTTGTGCAGTCGTCGAGTTCTCTATCCCTGGTAAATCCAAACCGGCTATCGCTGGTAGTTTCTTCAAAAGGGTTTGCACCGTTTTGGATGCTGAAGGTGTTACATATGATCAGAAAGTTATTGCGGAACTGATCAACAAACACTTCCCCGACTGGCGTCGTGTTCTCAACGAACTACAACGGTACTCCGTTAGTGGTACAATTGATACTGCAATTCTTGCAGAGTTCTCTGATGTTAAGGTAAATGATCTCATTAAAAGTCTCAAAGAGAAGGACTTTGCGGAAGTTCGTAAGTGGGTTGTCAATAACCTCGATAATGACCCTAGTGTTCTTCTGCGCCGTGTTTACGATGCTCTTTACACAGCCGTTGAAGGTCCTTCTATTGCTGCCGCTGTGCTTATTATTGCTAAATACCAGTATCAGATTGCCTTCGTTGCCGATCAAGAGATTAATCTTCTGGCGGCGTTGACTGAAATTATGGTTGAATGTAACTTCAAATGATTTTAAGTGAAAGTGATGCGGTTTATGCCGCAGACAAATTCATCAACTACTTTTCCAACATGGATCGTATTGATGAATATCTTCGTAATGTAAAGATTGAGAGAGTTCTCAATCGCAGCCCTCTTTCTCAGTTCTATGAGGAAGAGGATACTCATGGTATGTTCACTGCTTTTGACATGCATCCAGAGGATATGGATATTGCATGTTACGAAGCTGTAGATTTGAAAAAGACAAGTGGAAAGGTTTCTGGTATCCGATCTCTCAGGGAGTTCAACGAGAAACTACAGATCACTACGTCCCATGCCATCGAAGACTCCGTTCCTGGTAAGTCTCTCAAATGGATGGTCGTGGAGAAGAACACCAATACGATCCTTGGTTTCTGTAGGTTTGGTTCTCCCACAATTAATTCTAGACCTCGCAATGAATGGCTTGGTCAGACTCCAGATCTGGGTATCTTCAATCGACATGCGATCATGGGGTTCATTATCGTTCCTACTCAACCTTTTGGATACAACTACCTGGGCGGTAAGTTGCTTGCGATGCTTTGTTGTACGCATGAGGTGAGGGAGATACTGAACGCTAAATATGATGCAAACATTTGTCATTTTGAAACTACATCTCTCTATGGTTCTACCAAGAGTGCGTCTCAGTATGATGGTCTGAAACCTATCATGAGATACAAAGGTCTCACTGATAGTAACTTCACACCACTTCTTCATGATCACATTTTCAAGGACTTGAACAAATGGTTCGTAGAGAGGAACGAGGGGGAATCGTTGGTGAAAGCCGACGCATCCAGCCGCAAACTGAAGACACAACAAAGGATGATCGCAATCATCAAGAAGAACTTACCTTCTCACAAGGTTGCGGAGTTCACAACTGCGATTGCAAATGCAACCGCACTGACTGAGAAGAAACGTACTTACTTCTCTGATTATGGATTTGCAAATGTTCGTGAGGTTCTGCGTGGTGAGGAAACTCAACTAGTAGAAAACCCACAGAACTTTGAAAAGTTCTACATGGAAGCTGTGGTTGACAAATGGAAAAAGATGGCTTCCAAACGTTATTCCAAACTGAAGACCGAAGGTAATCTTCGCACTGAACTTGAGGTTTGGACTAAAGATATGGACATCGACATTATTCGTTAATTATGTTTTTCTTTTTTCAACCAACACCTCCGCCCGCAGTTGTACCTCTAGAGGTAATCAGTAAGTCTTGGAAGTGTCCCACATGTAACACGAACGAAAAGTATGTTCTTCAACAACTTCAAGACAAAGCTAACATCGGTGATCGGAATGCCCTTGCAACGATCATGGGTAACATTAAATCGGAAAGTAACTTCCATCCCAACATTTGCGAGGGAGGGGCTAGAGTTCCTTACAATCGTTGCCATCGCGGGGGGTATGGACTTATTCAGTGGACTACTGCAAACCGATATGCTGGTCTAGGAAAGTTTTGTAAGAAATATAAGTGTGATCCTTCATCTATTGAAGGTCAATTCCGATATCTGTTGAATGAATCTCAGTTCCAGAAAATTCTTCCAGAGTTTCAAGGAATGGGACGCCCGATTCATCAATACATGGTTCCTGCATACTACTGGCTTGGTTGGGGTATCAAGGGTAACCGTGAATATTATGCACACCAATATCACAAGAAATTTGTATGGAGTTGAAAGACTGGCTGAATTCAATCAATCAGAACAAAACTGATTTGATCGAAGAGGATGCTTCCCTTGAGAAGGAGTATCCTCCTTTTATTATCAACAAATGTATGTCGGGTCATCTTGATACCGTCCTCTACGCGAATGAGATGAACATTGCTCATTCACTACCAAAAAAACTCCAATATGACTTTTATCTAAATAGTGTGAGGAAAAGGAAGAGATTTTCTCCCTGGCTCCGAAAGGATAAAGTCAAGGACCTTGATGTAGTTAAATCTTACTATGGTTATAGTAATGAAAAGGCACAACAAGCCCTCCGTATTTTATCTCCTGAACAAATTGCATTTATTAGATCTAAACTTGATACTGGAGGAAAAAAATGAGTATCGCGGAACCTGAGGTTCGTTGGTCTCCTGATAAAATGGTAGAAGTGACTTTGAGAGAACCCGATGATTTTCTCAAGGTTCGTGAGACCTTGACCCGTATTGGAGTTGCATCCAGAAAGGAGAAAAAACTCTACCAGTCGTGTCACATCCTGCACAAACAGGGTAAGTATTTCATCGTTCACTTCAAGGAACTGTTTGCCCTTGATGGTAAGAAAGCTAACCTGACTGTGAATGATGTTCAACGTCGTAATCGCATCACACAACTTCTGTGTGACTGGGGACTGATTGATGTTGTCGTGGAGGAATCGGTGGTTGAAGTTGCCCCTTTGAACCAGATCAAAGTTCTTTCTTACAAAGAGAAGAATGAGTGGGCTCTGGAAACCAAGTACAACATTGGTAAGAAGAAAAAAGTAGAAGAAACCGCATAAATAGAACGTCGCTCTTTCGTGCGCGACTCTATACATACGGAATATACGCTACTTTATGGGGGTTACCAACACCCCCTTTTTTATGTCTTCTTGTATAATTAGTATTGGATGCCGAAAGGATCCACACAATC